CTCTTTTCCTACGTTTTACGACGTTATAAATAAGCCTTCGAATCACGTCATTTTTGCAAACTTATGATGAGTAAGGCTTATCTTTTTAAATAGATAGGGATTCTTCTTGCGTAACTTTTTCTTCGCTTTCTCGTCACCGAAGTAGAACACCTCGTTGCCGCACGCCCAGTACTCTCCAACGTCTTTTCTAGAGTAACCGTCAGACATGAACTTCGCCTTTTTCGTTTTCTCCCTCACCAATCTCTCGTCTGACGTTATGTCTTCAGAGAAGTCGACGTGGTGAGCGAGTTCGTGAACGAGTATCTTCGCAGCGTTTCTCATGCCTTCTTTCGTCGTAGAGACGCGGATCACGCCGTTCAAGTACTCGCCGACGTCTTTAGTCATGCGAGTGAACGTCACTTCTCTCAAACCGCTAGAATATGCTATCGGAACCTGCGCGTCTTCCATCTCAGACATCAGTCGCGCGATGAACATGTCCTTGACTTCACGAATCATGTTCACTTTTTTGCCAAAAGTCACAAGCGTGAGATGTCCGTTTATCAACTCAAACTTGTCATCGTCGACGAACAAAACGTTCCACGAAAACATTGATGCCTCTTTTCACGCTTTGTTTACGACGTACTTCGCAGTTCCAAGAGAAATTCTGTTGAACGTCAGATACCTATCGATTTCGTTTTTCGTGATCATGGCGTATCCATCGTCAGCGTTAACGAGAATCAAGCCAGCGACTTCGTCAAACGCACGTGACGGCTTGGCCAAGTTTTCCCACGCGATCTTTAGTAACAACGAAGATTCAGGAGTCAACGTCTCAACGATCTTGTGCAAACCGATCGGGTACTTCTTGCTGCCGTAAAACGCTCCTGCAGAAAATTCTCCGATGAGAAGCGACAACTTCATCTTTTCGAGCTCGACAAGAACAAAATCGCGCTCGAAGCCAGCGTACGTTTTGCTTTCAGAAAATCTGACGTTCGTGCACGCTTCGACGATGAAGCACCTTAGAACATCGGTAAGATGACCTATCGCTTTCTTTCCGTCCCTGCCCGACCTGACTTCGTCAGACTTTCTGCTTATCTTCTTCACTTCCCACTTCGTTGACAAAGTCACGCCGTCATCGATCACCAAGTCAAACGTAGAAGAGTATCCACCAGTTTTTTCGTGTTTTGCTCCGAGCTCTGCGATAACCTTTTCTTCGCCGTCTCCTATCCCGCTCCTGACAGAGCTGAACGGGATCGTTTCAGACTTAGACGAAAACGGGATCCAGTAACGCGGCGGCAAAAGCAAACTTTCCTTGACTGTCATTTTTCCTCCGGAAGAGATCCAGACCCAAATATTCTCAATCTGCTTAATTGGTTTTGCCACAACTCTTTTGACTTCGGATCGACGCTGTTTTTAAACGAAGAAACGGCTGAAGATCCTGCGCTTTGACCGACGTGAGCGTTGCCCAATCCAACGAACGGACCGATCTCGTTGATGACGTTCTCTACCACTTTCTCCACCAACGCGCTGTTCCTGAGCTTGGCATATACGTCTTCGAAGTCTTCTGAGTTAGACACGAGGTGAGGGTCCATGAAACGCTTGAACGTTTGTCTGTTGTCGTACACCAAAGCTTTCTTGACTTCAGATCCCTTGACGCCGCCAACGTCTGTGTAGTTCTTCGCGTCGTTGAGCGCCACGACTGAAGCGAGCGAAGGATCTAAACCGCCGTCTTCTCGATCGAGTCTTTCCAGCTGTTGCTTCAACGTGTCTACGAGATCGATCGGAACGACGAAGTTGACAGCAGTGTCTGCTTCCACAGTCGAACTCGAGTCGTGAACAAGCTTCGACACGAACTGCGCGAACTCTTGACCTTGATCGCTCTTCTCGTGCAACTCGAACTTCGACATCACGTCAGGCAACGACTTCTTTATCATCTCACTTTGCAAATCGAAGTCAAGCGCTGGAGCGACTGAGTCGACGATAAGCACGACTTTGTTGAACTTGGACGCGAGTCGTCTCAAAACATCTGCGTGACCTCGGTGAAATGGATTAAACGAACCTATAGTAACGGCCACCTTGTCCGCCCTAGCTTCGCAGACGACGCGCCGAATGGTTTCGAACACATTCTTGTTCAATTCCATGGACTCAAGACGCTGCGGTAACGCACCGGGCGACTTGGTGTCTCCACCCAGGTCGACAAGCACGAGGTCTTTCCCACGTTTCATGAAGTTGTCAACGTGGACGTCTCTGTAAACTATGCTGTTGCTTTTCAGCTCTTTCATCAACTCGTCGAAGCCCAAGCTCTCTAGATCTGCAAAATGTGTTTGTGCTTCTGCTATTTCTTCTCCTTCGACGTTTGACATCGCCTTCGCCTTTATGGCTTCCCAGCTTTGCGACCATATGTTGTCGGTGATCTTGAACTCTTTCGAATACGTTTTGTTCAGTATGAACGATATTCCCTTTGACAACTTGAACAGCTCTTGGTCTGGAAGAGGAGCAAGCTTTTCCTCGACGACGCAGTACCAATCGACTTTTTGCTGAGCTTGTTTTGGCAAGTAAAACACGTTAAACACTTTGACTATGTGTTTGAGTCTCTTGCCCTTCACGAAGTTGCTAGTCTTCGCGTCAGACAAGTCAGTGGTTAACTTCACCGCGATTCCAGGGCCAGATTCAAACACGACTCCGTTCACGCCGTGTCCCAACATCTTTCCTATCTTGATGTGTTGTCTCAGAAGTTGTTGGCCGTAATTCGTCAAGACTGGATGGACGTCGAGACGTTTTGGAATCGCAGCTTCGTCGACTCCTTTGATAGTTCCACCTCTGACAGATGAACCGCCGAGGTCAGACAGCACAAACGTGTCACCACGTTTCATGATGTTGCCACCGTGCCAGTCGTTGTACCTTATTCCGAGAGACCTGAGATCGTTCTGAATGTCGTTGAAGTTGAACTTCTGAAGTACGTCTAAATCGTCTTCAGCATACGCTGAATTAAATTCGCCAGCCTCGCCCTCAGTGCTGTTTGGTCCTAGTTCAGAACCAGTCAGCGGAGTCAGCTTCTCCATCACGATTCCGTAAAGATCGTAGTGCTGTCCGCCGCGATACACGAACTTAAACACGTCGAACACTTTTACCATGCGTTTGAGGTTCTTGCTCTTGATTTTCAGCGCAAGCAACGCGTCAGTCTCGTCCTCTGTGACCTTTAGAACTTTGCCGCCGCCGATGTCGAACACGATCGCCCTTGTACCCTCGCCGATTTCTTTGCCGACAGTTATGCCACGTTTCTTGAGAAGTTCTTTATCTGCTTCCAACGCGTTCTTGATGTCGTCAGCGAGAACGTATTCTACCTCTTCTGCGAGATTCGTGATGACGTTCTCCATGACGCGTTCGATCACGTCGGGTTCAGGTCCTTCAGAGTCAGAAACTCCCAAGTCTATCGCCACGAACTCGTTTCCGCGTTTCATAACGTTGCCAGAGCTGAGATCCATCCAGTCTATGTGATTTTCTCTCAGCTCGTCTAGCATCTCGAACACGCTGAACTTCGACAACGTCCTCATAGCCAACTTTGCTTCTTCTTCTTTTCCAGGGTGTGCTTGCTCCCAAGCTGAAATTTGATTTTGCACGGCCTGTTCGTCGAGCGACATCCAACGGAACTCCAAGTTTTCGCCGCACCAGCCCAAAGCGTCGTCCAAATCACGTTTGTCAGACTCAGACATGTCTGTGACAAGTTCTTGCACGACTCCGTAATAGTGTTGATCGTGTTTGCCTTGAGCTTCTGCTGGTTGCTTGAACTTGAACACGTCGAAGATCTTCGCCACGTGTCTGAGCGACTTGCCCTTGATCGCGTTGCTAGAACGAGCTTCGGTGTCGTCGACAGTGATCTTCAGGACTTTTCCGTTTCTCAGCTTGAACGCGATGCCACGGCCGCCGTGGCCCATCTCAGATGCTACGTCGTACCCGTGTTTCTTCAAAATGGCGTCGTTTTGCGCCAAGACGTTGCCTATGCCAACAGAATGCTTTGACTTGCCAGCTTCTCTCAAGACGCCTTCTATGATCCAGTTGTCCAACGTCGTCTCTATGGGTTCTAGACGATGAACTGCGACGTCCAATCCTTTCATCATTGGCAACGTGTCCCAGGATTTCACGTACTTCAAAGTCACATGAGGAGAATAACCGTGTCTTTCGTTCGCTTCGACTTCTATCTCCTTAAGACGCATCGTAAGCTCAGCTTGCATGTCAGACAACGTCGGACAATCTACTGAAGCGTAGATGACGTCGGTGCCTCCTGTCTCATCAGCGCTGAACCTTCCTATGCCACCGAGCTTCACTTTGAATCCAAGAGCGCCGTTTTCGAACGTGCGTTCAGTGTATTTCGCGAGAAGCTCGTTCGCTATCTCGACGACTTTCTGCTTTAATTCGGCTGGAACTGACTTCAGATACGCCACAGTGACGTGCAAGTCTACGACTTCTTCTCCGTCTGGCAACGAAATCTTTTGGCCGACGTCAGCGGGTATCTTCAAAGCGAAAAAGAACTTTTCCTTTTCTGGAGCGATCAAATCTACCAGGTTGGCTTTGGCTAAAACGTCGAGCGTCGGCGAAGGGCCAACAACGTCTCTGTTGGAATCTCTCCTGACAACGCCGATGGACGAAGCGATTGACGAAACGAGATCGTCGACAAATGACTCCATGACGCCAGGAAATCCAGCGTTGTTGGGATCTTGTGGCTCAAACTCTTCGATGTTGTTCTTCATGTCGTCGGGAAGCGGGTACCCTGGCTTTCCCTTGCCTCCACGAAACCCCATTCCGGCGCCTGAGCCGTTGCCCGATCTAACGTTGAAGCTAGCCATGTCAAGACCCGCTTATTATGCCGAGCAGCGCCTTGATACCGACGCCGCTGCCGCCGAGAGCTCCGCCTGCGAGCAATATCTTCGTTGCCAGCTTGAAGTAAAACTTCGCACGTTCGTTGTCAATCTCTAACGGTTTCACCTTGTCGTTGACTTCTTTCAGACTTTCTTCTAAGAGATTCGTTCTTTTCACGTGAACTTCCAAAACGTTTTCCTGCTTCACAAGAGTGCGGTCGATCGCGTCCAACCTGTCTTCGACTTTGTCGAACCTATTCACGATCCTGTTGTCCATGTTTTCTATGCGTTGGGACAAGTTAGAAAGCAACAACGTGATATCTGAATTTGTATTCGACATATAGTTTTTACCTCGTCACACGAAAAACAGTAGACATGGCTGGAATTTTCGATTCAGAGACTGACAGCATCGACTTTTCCCAGCCGTCAGGTAGTCGCGGAATTCGTTGCGCGTCTTTCGGATTCGTAATCTCGACTGTGTAGTCAGGCTTGAAATGAAGCAAGACACCCTTGTAGTCACCTACCAAGCCAGTTTCAGAAAACTCCTTGAACAAAAGTTTCTTTTCAGACTCTGGTATCGGATACTTCTCGATGCGCAAATCGATAGCTTCGAAGTGTTTGCCCGCAGCGCTGAAGTCGGCTTCAAGATGCGGCATCTCTTCTATCGGATCGTCGTTGAACTCTTGGACGTCAAATCCCAAGTGCTTCGTTTGGTTGTCGTCTTCTCCGAATCCGTCTTCGACATTTTCGTAAAAGTCTTTTTCTTCTTTCTTGACGTGATAAGGAAGCTTGGCTCCCTTTTTCGTGTGCTTTTCCCAACGCTTAGCCATCTTGGGATCGTGGATGTGCATCCACGCACGTTGTGCTTTGCTCACGAATGGCATCTACGTCTACCTCTCATAATTCGTTGTGCAATGCATTTCTGTAATAAAATTTTACTTGACCAGAGTTAGTTATCAAGATCTTCAACGGATCGGGACTCTCGTTGAAAGTCAAGTTGATCTCTTGCGCACCAGGCAAAATCTTGCTCTTTGGCTCAGCAGTGACCGACTGTATAGTCTTTCCCACTATCTCTTTCGAAATCTTGCCACCAGTTACGTCTTCTATGTCTTCTTCTGATCCAGCGACATCTTTCTCAAGATCATCGTCTGCGGGTTCGTCCTTGACGGGAAGCTCTTTCTTCTTTTCGGGAGCTTTTTCAGGTGACTTCTTTGCCGGTTCATTGACGTTTTTCTTGTCTTTAGACTTCTGCTTGTCGTTTACTTTCTCGCCGTCGTCATTGACATCATGATCATTCTCGTCGCTAGCGTCTACTACAGAAACATCGCTTTTCTTTTCAGCTTCATACAGTTCCATCGTGTGTTTAATCAGTTCTTCTCTAATCATGTTTTCTAAAACTGATTTCTTGATTTTCATCAAAGTGCTCCGGCGTAAGATGTCTAACTGTAATTATGAGAGCTGCGACAAAACTACATGTTTCGTCAAGTAACTACGTTCTCTCCTGCTCACACGACCAGCGGTCTGCCCAGTGAAGCAGCAAAGCTAGTTTCGACTCTTTCATCCCGTAAATTTTGTTGGCTTCTACGTATTGACCGTCTGACAACTTGAGAGCTAGGTATTCGTCTGAGTTGAGTGACACTCCAAATCTCTGAAAAATGAAAAGCGTTCTATCTTCAGTGGAATGAATCTGACATTTTTTGTTTATCTCGTACAAAAAACCTCTCTTCCTACCATACTCGTTTTCGTTGTACACGTAATACGGTTCGACACCGTCTCCCGCTTTTCCCAAGTCATGAAACAATCCGACAAAAGCGAGAGTTTGATCATCATATTCTGAACCCACGAGAGACGCTGAAATTTTCTTCAGGTTCTTAACGACGTTAAGAGAATGAAGCAGCAATCCTCCGGCAAAGCAATTGTGAAAATCTTCTCTCGACGACGCCGGCGCCAAGAAAAATTGCTCTTGCATGTTGTCCATCAGTAACTTAACGTCTTCTTGTCTTTTTTCAGACATCGAACCGATCAACGCATTGAAAATTCTTATGTTCTTTTCAAGATCTTGTTCACTCAACGTCTTCATAATTTTCTCCGATCTTCATCTTTGTCACGAATCCAGTAGTTTTTTCTATTTCTTTCTTTATATCCGAAGCATGTCGAATTTCTTCTGGATGCAGATCGAAAACGACTTCATCGTACACTGTGAAAATCATCTTGCTTTTGATGTCTCTAACGATTTCGTCGGCTCGAGACAGCGCTTTTCCGAACACGAAGCTGCTAAACGTTTGTGCGTAAAGTCCTATCACTTTTCCAGGGCTGAAATCATCGTCTATTTTTATTCTGTGATAGCCTGGCGTGTCTAAAAACCCGTTTTTCTTTGACTCTGCAACCAATTCATTTCTGAAACGAATTATGGGTTCAAACAATTTGTCAAGCTTAATTAGCATTTCCTTAAGCTCAAAATGTGACAGGCCAGTAGACGCGTTTAGCGTGTCCAACGCTCCTCCATAGATGTGAGCGTAAGTGATTTTCTTTATGTCGTCTCTGAGCTTCGGAGTCACTTCTCCGAACAGTGAAGCAGTTCTGGCGTGAAAATCCAGCACGCCTGCGTAAAATCTCGTCAAGTCGCTGTCGTTGACAGCTTCTACGAGACATCTGTAGTCTATGGCGTTGAAGTCGAGAGTACATATCTTGCCGTTTTCAAACCTGCTAGTCAACACGCTCCTGCAAAATCCGTGTGGAATTGACATGCATTTGAAACCACTTTCGACTCTTATTCTCCACGTCTTAGATCCTACTGGACTCATCGCAGACTTTACAAATCCGTTTTTTTCTTGACTCTTGATGCTTCTCAAAAAGTTCGTTTCATGCATGTTTAGAGACGAATCGTTTAAACCGACAGATATCTTTTCGACATCGACTTTTATCTTCGCGTCTTCCATTCGTGAAATCACTTTGAACAACGGCCAAATTCTGTTTTTGTAGTGCTTTATGTCGTGTTCAGTTACAGATCTCAAGATCTCGCGCATCGCTTCAGCCCTAAGGCTAGCACGCTTCGACAACATTCCGTTAGGCAAAAGTTCTTCCAAACAGATAGACTCGAGATCTACATTGGCGTTTAGAAGAGCGTTAGCGTGCGCAGAAAATTTCTGTTCGTGTTTCAAAAATTCGTCCTTGCACGCCAACGCGCTTTTCTCGACGAACGAAGACAGACTGCAGTCTATGTCTAGCAACATCTTCAAGTCGAAAACTATTTCGTTGCTAACAAGTTCTACGGCTTTTCTCGCGTCAAAACACACCACGAAATCGTCAGCGTCTAGTTTGACTTGTCTGAGACTTTCGTCAAACGAAAACAATTCTATCTTGCCAGTTTTGTCTCTGAAACCGTCGATGAACGTCAGACTCATATGCGCCTATCGTACAACGAAACAGCAAGCTTTAAAAATCTTTCCTGCTCTTTGTTCCAAGAGGGTCAGTGCAACTGGAGAACACTTTGTAATTCGTCACAAAGCTGCCACGTTGGATGACGTCTTCTTTCTCGTAAAGCGTGAACGGACCGTCCCACCTGCTTATACCGAAGTCGAGCCATATCAAACCAAACGTGTCTAACACGAAGTTTCCTATCGTGATTATCTGTCCTTGAATAGTGGGAGAAAAAATCTGCTGAACAGCCGGCGCTCTGTCTTCTTTCCAAGCTGCGTCAGGAGATGTAACTTTTTCTGACCTGTTCACACTCTTGTCACCGAAGTAACGTCTCATGAAGATGCCAGCCATCTGCTCGTCTTGTATAACTTCAAACGACGTGTCTTGCACGAATGAGTTTCCTTTGACTAAAGAAACGAACGGAACTCCCTTGTCGTTCACTGCTTTTTTTATGTCGTTCCTGCTCACTATCTCACTTGGTAGCTTCTGCGCATCGTCGGGAGAAAACTTGACGAATTCTGATTTCGTGTCAAAAATGTAGTAGTAAACTTCCATCTTGCCGCTTCTGTTTCTCCTAGACACACTCTTCATGATCAGCTCGGGTATAGATCTATTCGAATTGTTGTCTTCTCCTTTCCTGTCCCAGACATATTCTTTCGAAAACAATCTCAAAAAAGGTTCGATGAAGTTGTACACAGTCAGTCTAGAGCCAGCCTTCATGAGATCTCTGAACACTTTTTCGACGTCGTCTAGCGGAAAAGTGAAGTCAGATATCGGTTTGTTAGACACGTCTGCACCGGCAGAATATTTTGGAGCTGGCTTCCCCGCTCTGCCGTTCAAGCACCCGACGAACATCTCCTTGAAATCAAATCCTAAGCTCGTGAACGAGTCTTTGATCGCGTCTGCGAATATCACGTCTATGACCATCCCGAACGGAATGTCGACAACGCCTTTCTTCTTTGACAACTTTCCAGAAGAAGACACTTCGTCGTGAAACTTGTTCAGCAGCGCTTTGACGGGCGAACCTCCGTCAGCGTACGGGTCTATTTCTACTAGTTTCCCAGCTTTCGTTATAGTCGTCGTAGCGTTGGGATCGCGTACCAAGAAAGCTTGTCTCAATCCGCTTTCTCCCAGCTCGTACGCTTGAATCGCAAAACGTATCTGCGAATCTGTCTGCAAGTTGAACTTGTAACTCGTGACGTAAAATCTTACTTGTTCTCTTCCTTGGACTGCGATTCCTTTTGACCTGTCTACGAAGCCTTCGCCGTTAAGCAACCCGTTGCTCACTCCCGTGCTTGCAGACCAACCATACTCCAAAGCAAAAGCTTGTCCTGGAGTGATGAGTGACGACCACGAGTCTTCGTCGCCGACATGCGACCCGTCAGATCTTATGTGTTGGTCGAACACTACGTCAGGTCTGTGGACGACAAACGTGATCTCAAGCGTCCTGTACAAGATGATGCCTCTTGGATTCGCCACTTTCACGCTTATCTTTTCCAACGAAACTGGGGGCCTGTCTCTGAATCTCTCGTTGGCGCTCGACAACGACCTACCGAATTTAGGAGGCTCTACCCAAGTCATGTTCAACGGATGTCTTGGCGACCCGTCAGAGTTTGCGTGCATCGCCTTCCCAGTCGACGGGTCTATCTCCCACATGGTGACGTAAGGTACAGCTTGCGCTTTTTCAGCTGGAGTTATTCCTTCGAGGAGTTCAATCGCTTTCTGAGAGCACGCGTAAAAGGGTTTGCCGCTCGTGTCACCGTCGTTAGAAGGCGGCGCAGAGTTAGACAGCACTGCGAACTTTTGCGGTTTGTAGCTCATCTCATTATCTTGTCAAGCACATCTTGTGCGCTTGTCGGAATTTTCAACGTTTTTCCTGGAACAAGCCCGCCAGACGCGAAAGGATAAGATATGTCATTCACCAGAGCTATGACCCACCAGTATTGATCGTCTCCGAGAAACTTCGCAGCTAGATGGTCAAGCCTGTCTCCAGCCTTGTAGTCGTAATCAAACGTCTCGACGCCTTCCAGTAAATTCAATCTAACGTATCCCGCAGATCTCACGGGAGTTGAAAACGTCTTGTACGACTTCCCGTCAAGCAACGGAGTGTCAGAATATCTGCCTTTTGCCACGTTTCACCTCACACGTCAGTTATCTTGTCGTAGTCAAGCTGCGAATCATCACCGAAACGTCTAAAGAACCCTTGACCGACTGGGACGACATTTTTACCGGTCATGTTGTCGATGATCGTAGACAAATAGTTTCCCGATGCGTCGAAAGTGCCGAGACCGCCAAACTTGCCGTCTTTCCCTCTGCCGACGGGAACGTCGTGCAGCACAGTGAACGTCATAGAAACTTCTATGTTTCTTGGAAGCTTGAAGTCTTTCTTGAGTTCCCACAACGCTTCAGAATAATCGAAGTCAAGACTTTTGATGATTCCAGGCATGCCCTTGCTTCCTTCTTGCCCGTTCGAATTGAAAACGTCTCCTATATGCAACCTGACTACTGGACCTGACGTCATCACTAGATTGTTGTCGTATTCTGGATATACCATGGAAGAGAGCCAGTGAAGCTTCTGCCATATAGTTACCACGTCTTCAGGACCAAACGCGACCAACGCGAAATCTATCGAAATGTTCCTTGCTGTAGACTGATACGTCGCCACTGCGTCTACTCTTCCCATGTAGTTCGTTTCGTTCCACTGAGGAGACAAGCTCTCCCTCAATCCTCTTATCAACGGTCTGAAATACACTGTCCTGTACGTGTCGCCGATCGGCCTGAGATCGGTGAAAGACAACGGCAAGTACATGTCGTCGTCGTCTATCTGGTCTCCCCGTCCTTTTCTAAACGTCGTGAACCCGAGATCGTTCTCGCCCTTCGTTCTCATCGGAATGATCCCGTCAGCGAACGCCGTGGCAGTCAATCTGTCGACTGAGCCGACGCTAGATCCGTTAGCGAGAGAATTTCTGACTCCGTCGAAAGCTTTCACAAGGTCGTCAGACTTCTTCATCCTGGCCAAACGCGGCTGACCGTCCATCTTGTTCTGACCAGTGTCCATCATGCTGGTCAAAGAACCTGCGCGACCGTTCAGGACCTCGTCTACTAACGAACCGACTTGAATTTGAAACTGTGCTGTTCCTTCGGCTGGCAAGTCTAAAGCAGGCAACAAGAGATCGCCGTTTCCTGGAACCGGAGCGATCAGCGCCGGGTTCCATATGTTTCCGAAAGTGTTCAAAGCGAACAACGACTTCTGCGTCATCGCGTGAACGATCAACTTTTCAGGACCAAGTCGAGCGAGCCTCTCCAAGTGCCTCTCGTACAACACGGGATCACCAGCCAACGAACCAGGATCTGAAACTCCTATCATGGGAGAGTAAGTGTCTCCGTCTATGCTGTAGCCAGAAGTCTGTTTGAAGTCTGGAGCGACGTTTTCCTTGGAAGGCTTTGCCAACGCGACGTCTGCGGGAGGAGCCAAGAAAGACGCTTCGGGTCTGACGAACTTCGGAGGGTTTGGGACGTCGTCGTGCTTCGACAACTCTACGTTGACGGGTTTGACGGGATCGCTCGGATGACCCTCGACGAACTTCGGAGGAAACGGAACGCTTGACTCGCTTGTTTTCTCTGGCACGAGCGGAGGAGGCAGCCTCGATGGATAAATCAGCGTCGGCGATATGACGAGCGTGTTTGTTTGCCCTGTCGCCGGCTCAAATGACAACGGAGGCGAGGAAGGAGACGGAGTGCTCAAGACGACGTTCTGTGGTGACGACATAAGAGAGTGGATAGGTACAATGAACTCAGGAGGAAGTGGGAGCTGCGCCTTGACGGCGGGCTTCGGTGCGAGGCCTGGCATGCGTGCTATCAGCTCGATGGGGCTTTCTCTCAACGGATCGTAAGGATCTTCGGGGGTGTCTGGGCTTCGTTCCCTAGAAACCAAAAACTGTCCAATCAAGACTTCTATCTCTGACATGTGAGTCGCCTCGTTATTCTGACAAAGCCCGCCTCGATATGTGTCTGGCGACGTGCTGTCCGACCAAGTTTCCGTCCAAGAACACGTCGCCAGCGACTATCGTCACGTCCTTGCTATGCTTGTCAGCGTCCTTAGTCTTAGCGGCGTAGTTAACGGGACCAGAGTTTCCAGCCGGTTTTGCTACAGTCGCTGCGGGAGGGTTGACAGTCGTCGCTTGAACGACGGGAGTTTTGTTCGCGCGTTCGCCAGCGAACCTTATCGACTGCTTGTCTACTATGCTTCTGATCTCTTCTTCGTTCAGGGCGCCCTGCGAGAACTGCGACAGCAACCTCGCGTTCTTGCTAACAAGCTGAGACTGAGCGACGTCGCCTTGACCAAGTTTAGCTTTCTTCAATTGTTCGACGAGCACTTTGGCCTGCTCTTCGCCCGTGAACCCTGCTTCCTTGAGGTTCGTCGACATGTCCTTCTCGCCGAAGATCATCTTGCCGAACGTGCTGTACCTGATCGCGTCCCAGAGCTTGTCGAACAAGCTGCTCATCTTCTCGTATCCGACGACTACCCAATCGTTTATGCTCTTGCCGCCGACTTCGAGAGTTCCGACGAACTTGCCCAACTCCCATCCAGCCAAGCCAGCAGCTGCGACTAGACCCGCCTGCATCGCTCTTCCAGACATCCCTGCGGCGTTCGACAAGTTGTTCAACGAACCGAACAGCGCTCCACCCGCTGCTTGAACGCTCGCTCTCAGAGCTTGAAAAGTTCCGCCGACCCCCGGCAGTTCTTTCTTTACGTTCATGAAAGCTGTCACGCTCGCTTCGCCAGCGGTCGCGAACTTGCTAGCAGTAGACCACAGCAGCTTGCCTGAAGATTGTATCAGACCGATGAGACCTTTTTCTCCGCCTAGAAGCTTTATTGTGCTGTTGAGCCCGCCGACGACAGTCGAAACGCCCATGACGCCCTTCAGCACGCCGAAACCAACGACGATCTTGTCTATGTTGTTCGCGATGAATCCGAAGATGTCGTGCGCCATCTTGATGTGCTCGTCAGTGAAGACTTTCTTGTCGAGAGTTTCGACGAGACTCTTCAAGCCGCCGTATATCTTGCCGACGCCCGTGATCGCGTCGTCGACCCACTTCTTGAGCTCTCCGCTGTCGACGAACGTCTTCACTCTCAAGGCGAAGTCCTTGAAGTCTGTCGCCCATCCAGAGATCATCTTCATCGTCTTCGGGTCGCTGGCCATCTTGTCTATGAAGTCAGTCAACGTCTTGAACGACGCTTTCATGACTTGACCGAACGTCATCTTCTTCCCCTTGTCGTCGACGTCGTTCATCAGACCGAACACCTTCAAGAACGGCTTGATCAAGTTAGCCAAAGACACAGTCACAGTGTCCCAAGCTTGTCCGAAGTTGAACAGAGTCTCTGCGGTCTTAGACAGAGCGTCCCTGATCTTCTTTTCGTCGTTGACCTGAGCTGCACGAGCTTCCACTTGCTTCTTCTGGAATTCTTCTAGAGTCAGATTACTGTTTAGGACACCCGCAGCTTCCTCTTCTGTCAAATTCATCGTCTGCGAGAAGAACTTTCTCTCTTGACGATTCATTCCTTCCCAAGTCTTTCCCTGTTCTTTGAAAGCTTTTCTGACAGTTTCTAGACGTTTGCTGGGGTCCTGCTCGAGCATGAGCTCCATCGCGTTTATGCTAGAGCCGAAGACGGTGTTCATCTTCGCAGCAGCTTCTGCAGTAGACTGGAACGTGTCTGTCATCTCAGTGAAACGTTGCAACGACTGTAGCGACACGCCCAACTTTTCAGCGAAGGCAGCTGAGTCGAGGAACGTCTTCTTGCCGACCTTGCCGAACGTGACCATGAAGTTCTTTGCGGCGACGATGCTCTTGCTGAACTTTGACGTTTGAACTCCAGCGTCGTTCGCGGCGTCAGAGATCATCGCCATGTTCTTGTCGACGTCAGCTGCGCCTTCGCCCAACATGTAGAACGTCCTGGAGAGCTCACCTGCGGCAGCGCTGCCTATTCCTATCGCTCTGCCCGCTAAAGTAGCCTTGGTCGCGATGTCGTCGAACCCCTTTCCGACGAACCCCAACGCGAGCGACGTATCCTGCCACATCTGCAATCCGACGCCCAAAGCTCCGCCAGTCAACGACCTCAACGTGCCTTCAACCTTCCACGCTTCCTTGCGAGTTTCAGACAGACCCTTCGTAGACGCGCCCATCGCCAAATTGAACTGTCCGACTGCTTTTGTTGTTCGTTCAAACAGATCGTAGACTTTCAAGAACGCGTCCTTGATCTTCTCAAAAGTGAACAGCAAAGAGTCAAAAGCTAGAACAGTCATCGACTTTCCAAGCTTGTCTACTGCAGCTAGAGCTTGGTTCGCGACGACCTTGGCGAACATTCCTGTCGCGCTGCTCAACCCTTTCACTTGGGTTTGCTGGATATCAAGATCCTTATTCAGATCTTTTATCACTTTCCCGAAATCTACGTTGTCTTTGGTGAGACGCCTCCACTCCTTGTGCTCGTCTTTAGTCAGCTTCTTGTTCTTCAGCTGGTTGTAGCGCTTCTGCGCGGCGCTGACTTCGTTTATCTTGTCTCTGGTGTCCTTTATGGCCTTGCTCAACTGTATTTCGGCCTTGGCGCGTTCACCCAAGCTTTTCGCCAACTGAGAGTTCACGCGAGCAGCGCTTTTGATATTCTTTTCGAGTTGTTCTATCTTGTTGAGTCCAGACACTCTGACGTCGATTGGAATCACGTCGAGCTTCTGAATCGCGACTAGCTTGGCAGACATGTCAGTTAGGAGGCTGTTGATGGCCTCCAATTCTGGTTTTACGTTCCTGGGTATCTTCGGGATGTCATTTGCCACGCTTTTCGTCTCTCTGCTTCTTCTCTTCTAACTCTCTGCTCTTTCTCTTGATCCACCACTTCCTTACGACAATCGGCATAGATTTCGCTTCGTTGAATCCTATGTCGCAGTACTCCTTGAGTTGAAAAAGCTCTTCAAGAACATTCTCAGCGTCCTCAGGCCGAAGGCCAAAAGAATTCAGTCGTCATCGGGACGTCCACCTCCGACTCCTCAGTACAGAAAGGACACTTGAACAGTTGTTTCATGTCGACACCGGGAGAAATCTTCTCGATGTGCTTCCTGAGTTCCTTCGAATCGCGTGCCGGGATCGACCTGACAAGCTGAGAAATCTTGCTCCTGTCTGTCTCTCCGTTTATCGACAGCAACTGATACGTCAATCTCGCTGTCACAAGACCTTCGTTTCCAAGCTTCTTGAGCTTCGACAACATCGCAGACAAGTCCTTTTCGTCTGCGCCAGTTAGAAGCTTGAAAGTGATCTGTGCTTTGCTAACTGGCAGCTGAAAATAGAATTCGTTAGTGTTTGGGATCTTCGGCAAAACGCCGAGTCGCTTAACTGGAATCTGTGCTAGGTCGAACTCATAGTTGCTCTTCTTCCCGCAACACGGGCACTCCACTTCGATGACGTATTCTTGACCGTAGCCAGTGATGCGAATAGCAGTCAAGATCGCGTTCTTGTCTCCTGCGATCATAGTAGAAACGTCTATGGAGCGGTCTATCAGACACGCTTTCATCAGAACGTCAAGCACTGTGCCGTTCTTCAAAAGACCCTGAGAAGTCAAGATGTCTTCCTCAAGAGCAGTCATCGCCTTGATTTCGACGAATTCTTTCCCAGCGAGCGGAGAATCTGACGGATAAATCAAACCCATGCTAGGAAGCGGAACTGACGCAGCTGGAACAACAAAACCTTTGTCGCCTGGAGCTGGCTGGTTCTTAGAAAGCGAAACTTTTTCTTCTGACATTGATAGTCCTTTCGACAACGAAATTCTTCAATGATAAGTAGGACATCAAATCGCTTTATTTCTGTTACACGTCACTCGCCTACGGCTGCGAACGTCGTTCCGAAGATGGCTCCCAACGTCGCCGTTATTGTCGCCCCAGGGTTAGAACTCGGCGAATGAACTAAACCACCGTGTTCAGTCACAGTCCACCTCTCAGGTACAGAGCTCGTCCAAGTGCACGATGTAGTTATGTTCTGAGTCGGTCCGATGTCGTACGTCCCTGTGGCAGTACACTGTCTGCTGCTGTTTGATCCCATGTGGCAAGGGCTGGGAGTGACTGCGATGGACAAAAGAACTGGAACGGGAGCGCTTGAAGCATGTTTTGGTTTGATGAGCATCAAAGAAGCGAACATGGTTTGTTATTTCTCTAGAAAGGATATTGTTTGCCGGCGCCTGCGTTGTATAACTGCGTTATCTCAGTAAACGTCAGAACTCTGTTCCACAAAGCGATTTCGTCTATACAACCAGTGAATTTGTCCATCATTATGATGCTTTTTCCAATAACGATTGGGCCGCTCGCAGTGTCAGGCGAAGCAGCTGCCGGTGTCCAAGAAACACCGTCTAGAAAACACGTTGTGTTTACACCGTCGTACGTCCAGACTACATGATGCCACAAGCCCATGACAACTATCACTGGTCCCGTCATTATCTGGCCGCCTAAGTCTAGCACGAATGTCTCTACGACCGGTCCACCCATTTCCATGTGGTGTATGGTTGGAACCCACATTTGGCCTGGCATCGCGCCGCCGTAACCGAATATCGGCATTGCCGTGAACACACCACCAGACTTCGTGCTTTTTATCCACACGCTTGAAGTTCTAGGCGTTGCACCGAGAACGTTTGGAGAAACTGAAGTGACGATTTGGCTAGTCGAACCATCAAACAAGCCGCCCTGATTGATTTTGCCATACGACACGTCATATACGACATTCGTGTCAGTTCCAAAAGCGCTGCTAATCTCTTCGTATGAATTATCATCCATCTTGAAGTAAGATACCAGCCCATCGCATAAAGGATTTAATTGCGCAGCAGCTGGCTTTGGTTTCAGTAGCATCAGAGACGCGAACATGGTTTTACTCTCCTGGAGCGAATACTCTAGTGTTAGACACTGCTCCTAGAGAAGCAGTAGCCGTTGCGCTCAAAAAACTAAGCATGTGAGCGTTTCCTACAGTAGAGTCAAAAGCCAAGCGTGCTATGTTAGAACTCGTGAACGTGCACTGAGTCGTTATGTCAGCAGTCGAGCTGTCGTTGTACGTTCCTATGACTGTCAGCTGCTGATAATCCGGAGGTGCTTGTATGACGAGCAACGGATAGATTGTCAACGACAGAAGAGTTGGAGCAGGAGCGCTTGAAACAGGCTTTGGCTTGATGAGTATCAATGACGCGAACAAGTTATCCGCCGATGTTTTTGAGCAAGTTGCAAATCGCAGAAGTTCCATTAGACCTGACGTTGTACACGAGAGCATCAAGCGCTCCCGAAGTCGTGGTAAAAGTAACGTCAGAACCGCTAGGCACTTTCCAGAACGAATCGAGAATCAGAGTCCCAGCGTCTATGCTTATCTCGAAGATGCCAGACTGTCCAGCGACTGCGTTAGTCGGGGCCGCGAGAGTTCCAGTAGCAGCTATAGTGTACACGAAGTTGTTGTTGAGCGACAAGTCGACTGCTATCGTGCCCGCGACGTTTGTTAAAGTCGTGTAAGCCGCTCGCTGACCTCCGACGAACGTCTGAGAGCCAGAGAGATTCGCTTTGTTCGACAAATCCTGGTCGCCCGTGTTTACTCCGCTGACGTTAGACGCGCTTAAGTTTCCTGTCGCGTCGATGTAGGCCAACGTCGCGCCACCGTATGTCTTTACAGTGAGAGGGTCACCGACGACTGCAGTGTGAACTGCTTTCCCAGCAGAATCTATGGAAAACAACGTGTAAGTTCCGCTTGAGTCTTTCACAGTCAAGTGATTTCCAGTTATCGCCTTGATCAAAAGTTCGCCTGCGCTTCCGACAGCCAAAGGCGTATACGTTTCAGTAGAATCCTTGATCGTCAAGTGATTGCCGACAAGCGCCTTGATAGTAACTCCACCAGTAGAACCAATCTTGAAGTATTGAGTCCCTCCTGGAGCTGAAAGCACTTGAATGGCGGGGTCTACGGCGTCACTCACAGTTATGTTGCTTCCCGTCGTTATCTTGCTGGCGAGAGACGAACTGATGTCTGTCTGGTCGTACAGAGAACCAGAGATAAAGCCCCAAGTCGTGCTACCTGAAATTGTGATGTTTGCAGTGCCGTCGAAAGGAACGCCGTTTATCGTTCTCGCAGTCGAAAGCTTCTCAGCTTCGCTCGAAGGAAAAACGAAGACGGTGCCTCCGCCAGTGTTAGTCACAGTCATGAGTGAACGAGTGTCAGAATCGACATCTACCCAGTTGGAAGAATCGAGCAACACGACGTTGAAGTTCGTTCCACCGACCTTTTCTCCGACGTATTCAAGCATCAAGTACGCGTCGGTTCCTTGCAACGTGATCGTCGCTTGAGTCGAACCTCCGTACATCTGAACTGGAGAAGCGTCAATTGTCATTGCTGCAGAAGTGCCGTGGCACCCGTATAACCAAGCGCTTGAACCCTTTTCGAACAACATCGTGCTAGTGAACATGCTGTCATAAGCATAAGTTATGATAGAACCCGCTGTAGAGTCTTCTGATTCTACGAAAGGAACGGCTATCCTCAAGTCGTGTAAGTAAACTCTAGGAACGTTTGCACCAGACACGTTGCTTCCAGTTATAGTGAAAGAACCGACTGGAAAGCCAACGTCTGAGATATTCGTGTTCCACGGTGACCCGTCTGGCGTTATCGAAAACACGCCATTAATGAAAGTCGCCCAGCTTCCTTCACCTTCAATCGCGACGTACGGTTTATCGACAGTCACGTCTTCTGTGTACGAACCCGCAGAGACGTTTATGGTATACGGAGCAGTTGCACTTGGACTCGTGACGCTGTCTATGGCGGCCTGGATTGTCTTGAAAGGCTTGGCAACAGAACCGTTTTCTACGTACGAGTCGACTCTAAAATTGTCGACGTAGAGAGAATGACCTGCAATTTGCGACAAGTTAGCTGAGGCACTGACGGCAGTCAACGAAGAGCTGAGATCAGTCTGACCGTACAAGTCTCCTGTTATACCGCCCCAGACGCTCGGACCAGCGGGACCGATCGAACCGCTTGGGCCCGCGGGACCCGCTGAACCGCTGGGGCCCGCGGGACCCGCTGAACCGCTGGGGCCCGGAGGTCCTATCGAGCCAGTGCCGATTCCAGCACAAAACTCGTCTATGATCGACAGCGAAGACGAAAGCTGCTGATCAAGACCGACTTCGCTTGCGTAATCATTCTTGGAAACGTCGGCCCAGTCTGGAATCTCCAGATTGAGAAACGTTGTGTTTGGATAGTAGCCCATTCAAGTCGCCTCAGTCAGACGTTTAAAACGCCAGCACAGCGTTATCGAAGCGCATCTGGAAAGTGATCTCAGTCGCGTCGCTAGAAGCCATGTCAAGATCGCCCCAGTCGATGTCCTGAGCCCAAGCTCCCTTGACGTCCCAAAGCTCGACGACGGTGCCGTAAGGATCGAGAAGCTTGAGAGAGACGTCCTTCTTGTACATTGTGGCGTAACCCATTCGTCCAGTAGCAGCTTCGTAGTCCAGTCGCAGCCAGTCCATGATCTTCATGGCAGCAGAAGGAGCGATGGGATCGTACATGACGACCTGCATTGGGTTCCAAGACATCTTCCCAGAGAGGTATCTCTTCGTGTTCACGTAATCGATCACTGTCTCTTCGAAAGTCGCCTTGGGACGAGCAGAAGTCTTGAGCGTGAACGCGTCGATGCCGTCTATCTGAAGCAGCCATCTAAACTTTCTTTTGGGCTCGTAAGCGTTAGCGAGCATCTGATTAACTTCGAGGATCTCGGCCATGTTAAATCTCCTGAATGACGTCCGCTGGACGTTCTCTCAATAAAATTAGCTACGAAATTAGTTTTATGTCAATCGCGAAGTTTTCTTTGCGGCAGACAAAGCTACGGCGGGAAACTCGTTGGAGTCGCCCGCCGTGCGAAACATTCAGTTATTCGCCGAAAGAAACTCCAGCGTTGGTGATCGTGAACGTGACTGCGACGAATTCTGCAGATTTCGTGGGCTGCAAGAATATCTTACCAGTCATGATGTTCTTGTCGATGAGTTCGGCGGTGTTTGTCGTCGAATCCATGACGATCTTGAAACGCTCAACTCCTTGGTCCTGCCTGATCTGCTCGAAGATCGGGTTGACTTTCTTGGTGAACTTCTGCCACGTGGCGGCGTTGTTACTCTCGAAGAGAAGACCGCGAGCGGCCTTGGCAACGACTTTCTTCCCGTAAATCATCAGTCTTCGAACGTTGACTCTGTCAAGCGCAGAAGCTTTGACTTGGAGAGTTTTCTGTCCGTAGATCACGATACCCTCATCAGGGAACGTGGCGATCGGGTTGATCCTGTTGTCATAGAGAAGGTTGCGATCGTCGACGTTCAAGCGATCAGCTACGTCGAACACGTCGAACTGGTTGAGTCCCCCTCGGTTGTGACCAGCGGGAGCAAACCAAGGATGACCGACGCGGTCAGAGAACGCGAGTGCGCCGAGGACAGCGACAGACGGAGCGACCCTAACGATCTTGACGCTCTTCTTGTCTTTCATCTTCAGGTCAGGATAGTAACACGAAGTGTAATTGTCGTCGATTTCTCTAGACTTGAGGAGGTCGACAGCTTCAGCGACAGAAGAACCAGTGACATCCATGACGTACAGAGTGTCTTTTCTGTTGTTGACCATCTGTCTAGCGTTGTCAGTCACCTTGATGTTGTGCACCGCTGGAATTGCGACGATGTTCATATCGACAGTGTCAGGATTAGATATGGTGTCTATAGCTCTCTTGAGAGAAACGACACCGATGTCAGTGTCGTCAGCGCTGTTCGTGATATAAGTTGGATCAGACACTCTAGCGTCAAATCCGTCGAATCCACCCTGGAACGGCATGACAAACTTGTGCATCGACGACGAAGCATAAACTCCAGCGTATTTCAAGCTATCGGCGAGAGTGGGAACGTAATTCCAAACCTGCTTGCCGTTTCTGTAACTCGCGCTGAGGAACGAAAGCGAGAAGTCTGCGTCTGCACCAAGTACTGCTGTAATAGGATCTGCCTTCATCCTCTCTTCGACAGAGCCGCTGACGAACGAAATTCCCCAGCAGATGTTAGTGTCGATGTTTCCGACTCTGTCTATCTGGTTAGGTGTGAGACGGAGATCGGGAACAACTGAAATGTTGCTGCCCGTGGCAAACGACTCTTTCGCGTAGCCTCTGTGTCCCCATGGCAGAGATTCGTCGGGAGCGTCGACTGTCGTGTCCAACTCGACTCTAACGAACCTGCTGTTGTTCTCGTGGTCGCCAGAACCAACGAACTTCCTCTGAGTCGTGTCGAACACTTCCTGATGGTCGCCGATGACGCGAAGGATGTAGTTGGGAGAGTCAGGATCAAGCGTGCATCCAACGAATGTCTCCGTTGTTTCAACTCTCTGGTCTGTGTCGAAGAAGTTTCTCACTATGACGTCGAACGTTCCGTACGGAGTAGAGAGCGGAGAAGGAGAAGACTTGACGTTGGCGATTTCCACCTTCACGTCGTCGTTGGCAGAGTTACCGTGTCCGAGAGTGTGGAACCTGAAAAGATTAAACTCCTGACCACCGACAGGCTGCGACTTGATCCAAGGAGTAGAAGCTCCAGTGAAGTTCTTCCTGTAGTCAGTCGTACTACCCGTTATCTCAGTGAGACCCCACGACGCAGAAGCAGAAGGAACTGCCCACTTGTACATCTCGTAGAGATAGTGACCATAAACATCATACTTCGTCGGGTCAGTGTTCATGACTTTCTGGATGTAATCGGGAGACGTGGGAGCGAACGACGCAGTAGTTGCGAACAGAACTCCAGCCGAACCAGTGAGCTTCACGACGAACTTGTTAGCGTCGAGAGCGACTCCAACGACAGACAAAGATTCTTTGCTTCCAGTGTGATGAACGATCGCGAGGACCTGTCCGACGTCAGCGTCGGTGATACCAGAAATCTGATCAACGAAGTATCCGTTCGTTGTCGAAGTGCCGTCGTCGTGACCGAGCACTCTGACGACGTTAAGAACGTTAGAATTCTTCAGATAGTTCTTCGCGGCATACGGCATCTGCATCGAAGTATCGACGTCACCGAAGACTGAAGCAAAACCGTCGAAGCCATCGACAGTGACGGGAACGAACGCAGGACCTTTAGCAGTCCTGCCTATGACAGCGGCGCCAGTGCCGACAGTACCCTGAGAAAGAAAACTGACGTCGTTTTCCTCAGAGAAAACTCCAGGTGAACCATATTTTTGAGCCATGTTTGTTAATCTCCAAAGAAAACGTGTCGGGTCGTCAAAACATGACGACGCTTCTCGAGATTAACTATGTCGCGAAAAACTCAAAAGCGCAAAAACGCGTATTAATTAGCTTCCAAAGATCTTTTCTATTTCTTCTAAGTCATCGAGAAACACAACTTCTTCATCGACGAATCTCAGATTGAAGGCTGTTCGTTCCATTTTCACGGCTGGTTTCTCTCCCTCTGGGTCTAACTGAAGGACGGCAGGAACAGTGAACGAAGTGTTGAACGCTATTATTCTTTCTTGATCAGTAAATTCTTCCAAGTTGCCAGCGTCGTTTATGGTCGAGTCGAAGAAACCAACGACGTAAGCCTTGCCGGGAGATTTCCTGTCTTCGAACTCGACTCCGATCTGCGGATGTTTGCCCGGGTTGTCGAACTCAGCCACGAAGGACTTTCCTATGTCTAGTTCGTTGAACATCTTCTCCAGGATCGAATTCATTTGAGATATGTACTGCGCCTGTATCTGCAACTCGTAAGTTATCTTGTTCTTGTCTGGAAACGGAATCGAGAACACTTCATAGACGACAGGTTTGTTCAATGATCTTTGAGACAGAGGTCTAAGCTTTTCTAGATTCATCAAGTCGTTAGTTTTCTGCGAGATCCTCTTCGAGAAGACGATGTTCGCAGTTTCTGCTCCCAGCGCTCCCATGCTAGGCTCAGGATTTATGTTCGAACGTCTTATGGATATTATGGGAAGGATCAGGACGCCGTTCGAATCTCTGACACCCCTCTTAGTTCTAGAAGTGACCCATCGCTCTCCAGACGACCAATTCACAACGACTTTCTTCCTGTCGCCGTTCGGTTGCTTCACGTGTGCGTCTACTGTCAGATCAAACCATGCCGCTACAGCCTTATCGATACTTTCGATAGTAATATTTTGATAATCAGGATATTGTTGCATATTTCACCAAATAACGATGTAATGTCTGTTTCGAAACATTCAACTCTGGATGAGAATCGTAAAAAGCGGATTCAGTTAAACGAGATTTTTTCCACTCTTCAACGAGCTCATTTGCTTTGTCGTCTGATATTTTTCTATGCTTGAGCGAGTTGACTCTTTTAACTTCTGGTCTTGCATTAAAAACTTTTGCAATTAAGCTCATTTTTGCTTTTGCTTCTGACAAATTTTTGATTCGCTTTTGAGTAATACTCATTTTTGCTTTTGACTTTGCAGAATGTTTTTTACCAATATGCGATAAACTCATTTTTGCTTTTACTTCTTGTTTACTAAGCGCGATCCTGGTAGAAATGCTTATCTTTTCTTTTACGTCTAAACGATTTTGAGATATTTTTGACGCAGCACTTTTTCTTGCTTTGACATCGGGACGTTCATTGACAAGCTTCATTTTTTGTCTTGTTTCAATGGACCACTTTGTTCCTCCACTACCATCACCACCGAGAGTGCAATTCGTTAAGTCTTCTCCCCGTTTTCTTAATTCGCTTATGAACATTATCTCGTAAAGATTAACAAACTCAGAATTATTAAATTCAGCAAGAATACTAACTTTAGGTTCAAGATTTTTGTATTTCAAGCTTTTAAGCCAATTGCCAACGTGGGCAAATTCGTGACGTTTGAAATCAAATATTCTATTTTTGCCATTTATTGTTTTGCCGATGTAACGAATCTTTAAAGTTTCAGGATCATGATATCCGTAAATGCAGTTAGACGAAATAAAATCATTCTTGGACACAAAAGTATAGTCTACGTCTTCTATAGTGACGTTCTGATAGTTTGGTCGAGGGTCCATGTATATCTCCTGGCCTTTCTAAGTAGGCCCACTCAGACCTTCAAGCGTCACCGTGACAAGAATTTCTTGATCGTAGTGGCTGAAACGATGAACGCCATATGTTCGTATCCTTCGTGCGCCATAGAGACTATTCCGACGATTCGACCGTCTTGAAACACTGGACTGCCGCTTGAACCGCCAACTACTGGCGCTGAGACGAGTTGCCTTCCTCCGACAGCGGGAACGCTGTCGTCAAAAGTGACTGTCACGAATCCAGAAGTCAGTACTGGAAATGTGACACCGTCAGGATATCCGATGTTCGTGACTTCAGATCCAGCTTCTGCGTCGCGTGATGCGACAGCTGCGATGTTCTTGAGATCGCAATCTGTCTTGAGCAACGCCAAGTCGTTTTCTTTGTCTATCTTTTCGAGCGTCGCCTCGCACACGACAGAACCAGAAAAATTCAAGAATTTCATTTTCACGTCATCAACGGTGACGCCTAGATCTGACAGTGATGTTGGTAAGAGCGTAGAAGCGCAATGAGCAGCAGTCAGAACGTTGTGCGTAGATATCGCCACTCCCGAACACGTCGACTTTATCTTTACGTCTTTGAACTTCTCCGCGAGCTTTC